TGATGGCGAGGATGCCGCACCTTTCCCGAGTGCAGTTGTTATCTTCGGGCGCGACTTCGTGCCATCGGTAGTGTGGTGGGAGGCGTGGCCGGTGTGAGCGGTTATCGCGACACCTACGAGTACAAGACTGGCACGGTGGCCGAACTCAAGATTGCATCCAAACTACGCAATGGTGGCGTCCACATTTCCATTGTCCGACACGGAACGTCGGTCGCCCCATTGCTCTACGGTTGGGGCGGTGATCTCGTATTGCCCGACATGCAGGGATTCTGGCCGCATCAGGTCGGTCAGGTCCGTGGTAACGCATGGGTCGAGTCCAAATTGAAGAGTACGTGCGGCGTCATGGAATGCATGGACAACCTGCGCACGACGGGCATCGACTTGCACCATTGGCAGCATTACGACCAGGTGCAGCAAGTGACTGGATACCCGGTTGTATTGGTGTTCGTCCAACGCGAGCAGGATGGAGTGTTCATCGCTGACCTGGATACGCATCGTGTGCCGGCTGTTGGGAATGCAAAAGGCAAGATGGTGTTCTGGGCTTTGGACTCTTTGCAGCGGGTGTGCTCATACACCGAACTCATGGAAACGCGACCAGCAGTGCAGCAGCTTGAGATGCCTTTGTTCTATCCGCCAGTAGCTTGGGACCAGGCGCGTCTATTGTGAGCTGGGCTCGTCTGCGCCAGTCCGTCAAAGAGCGCGATGGTGATTACTGTCGCGTGTGCGGCATGAAAGTCGGCAAACATTGGGATCTCGGCCACCTGCAAGACCGCATCGTGGGTGGCGAAGACACCCTCGACAATCTGGCAGTTATGTGCCAGTCGTGCAATCGAGTGAGAAAGCCCATTCATCGTGAGCGTGGGGAAGCGCTCGAGTGGATGGCCGAGCAACACCACCCAGCACCGGTGAATTGGAGACCGGCCTGGGATCTCTGGACTGGGAAGGCCCCTACGAATGAGCAGGCGCCGTTGGCTGAGCACTGACATCTCGAAGGACGCTCGGGTCCGCAAGCTGGCTGCCGACGCCGGCGAGTTCGCCGCGCTCGTGTACTCGTGGGCCATTCCCCACGCGTCTGACGACGGGTCGATCCCATCCGATCCCGACGAGCTGCTGATGCTGGTGGTACCGGGGTTTCGCTGGCGCACGACCGAGGACATGCAAAACGCGATCGATGCGATGCTCACGCTCGGCCTGCTCGAGCAGTGCGACGACCGCCTCCGGTTTCCGCCGGGCGCCTTCTACAAATACCAGACCTACGTCACCGCAGATCGGCGCGAACCAGCGCAGAACGGCGCACAACAGCGCGAAACGCCGCTTTCGTCTTACTTAACGTCTTCGTCTTCGTTAAGTTTAAGTTCAGACCCTACGCTATCGCTCCGGGCTACGCGCGCGCGTGCGCGCGGAGAGTTTTCTTGCCTTGCCTGTAGTGAACGATTACGTCGAGCTACGGCGCACGGGCTGTGCTCGGACTGTCACGGCCGCGCCATCATCCAGGCCAAAGCCCGCGGCGTCGACGTCGAGCACGTCAGCCAGGACGACCTGGTCGCACTGGCGCGCGAATGACAGAAGCACGAATCAACCTCTTGCGCTGGTGCCTGTTCTGTGGCCGCGAGTTCGTGCCACATCCACGCAACCCGCACCAGCTCTACTGCCGCCGCCTGTGTGGCATGAAGCAACGCCGTGCGATCGCACGCCTGGCAGGTAACCCCAAACGTGACTGATTCACAGTTGCCGCTCGTGCCAGCCGGCCGCTACCTGGTTGTCGGACTCGAGGATGGCATGCATCATTCGCGCGTGGCCGGCATCTTCGCCAACATCAACCTGCTGCCGGGCGTCACCTTCGTCGCCGATCTCTCGGTCATTTCACGCCTCACGCTCGACGAGTGGCTACTACCCGCTTCCAAGACATTGCGCAATGGCAGACAATCTCGCCGTGGCTGATTCGCTCGATTGCCTGGTCTCGGAACGCGATCAGCGTTTCACCGATAGCACCACGCTCAATCGCAATAAACGCGAGCGCGTCACTCGCCGTGTCTGCCAGGCCTGCTGGCACGTCTGCCTGCCAAAAGCCTTTACGCCGGGCCTACAATCCTGCCCAAAATGCGGCGGCAAACTGCACGAGGTCACCCTGTGACCCGCGGCGTCCCGCACCCGGCCGAGCTCCGCGCTGAAGCCGTCGCCGCCGTGCTCGCCGGTGCACGTATGGCTGATGTCGCGCGACAATACGGCGTCAGCAAAGGCACTCTCGGTACGTGGCTAGCCGAAGATGAGTCCATTCGAACCGTTCGAACCGAACAGCACACGCGCGAGGAACGGCTCGACGCCGTAGAGGATCTGCTGTTTGACCTCGTCGCCGAACATGCAAAGACGCTTACGGCCGAACTTCAGTTCGCAACTCGCGCAGAGTGGCTTGAAAAACAATCCGCTGCCGAACTTGCCCAACTTGTGGGCGCCCAGAAAGAGACGCTTATTCGACTTCTCGTTGGACTCTTCGGCAACCATACTCAGTCCGAGCCCGGAACAGCAGGCGTGGATGCCCCTGCCCTACCAGACCCCGCCCGATGAATCAGACTCGTGGCTCTACTGGCTGCTCATCGCCGGCCGCGGCACCGGCAAGACCGATGCCGGCGCACACTACGTCGACGGTTACGCTCGAGCCCATCCAGGCGTGCGTATCGCTGTGATCGCACCTACCACGGGCGACGCTCGAGCCGTGTGTGTCGAGGGCGAAACCGGCCTCCTGGCCGCTAATCGCGCCATTCGCTTCAATCGCTCATGGGGCGAGCTGCTCTGGCCCAACGGCTCAAAAGCTCAGCTCTTCGGCGCCTACAACCCCGACGACGCCGAGCGCTTACGTGGACCCCAGCATCACCTGGTCTGGTGCGACGAGTTCGCTGCCTGGCGCCAGCTCAAGGCCTGCTGGGACATGATGCGCCTCGGCCTGCGGCTGGGTGAACGGCCTCGAGTCATCATCACCACGACACCAAAGCCGCGGCCCAAGCTGATCGAACTTATCAACGATCCACGCTCGGTGGTTGTTACCGCGCATACTGACGACAATCCCCACCTGCATCCCGACGTCCGGGCCGAGCTGTATACCCAGTACGGTGGCACTCGGCTCGGGCGTCAGGAGCTCGCCGCCGAGATCCTGACCGATGTCCCAGGCGCACTCTGGACGCGCGACAAGCTCGAGGAAAATCGTGTCCGAGACCATCCCGCTCTGCTGCGTATTGTCATTGCAGTCGACCCTTCTGGGGGCAGCACTGAGGGCCATGCGGAAGTCGGTATTGTGGCCGCCGGCCGCGGTACAGATGGTCACGGTTACGTCTTGCGCGACGTGTCGGAGCGTCTTGCACCTGAGCGTTGGGCGCGACGCGCCGTCCAGCTCTACCACGACTTGAAAGCTGATCGCATCGTCGCCGAGAAGAACTTCGGCGGCGATATGGTCGACTACACTATCCGCACCATCGATCCCGAGGTGCCCGTGCGATTGGTTTCGGCGTCCCGCGGCAAGCAGCTTCGCGCCGAACCCGTGTCTGCGTTAGACGAGCAGGGCCGAGTGCACCACGTTGGCACCTTCCCGACGCTCGAGGATCAGTTGTGCAGTTGGGTGCCGGATTCGGGGGATCCGTCACCCGACCGATTGGACGCTCGAGTCTGGGCGATTACCGAGTTGATGCTGGGCGGGCAGGAGGTCCGATTCATATGACCAATCCGATCCTGGCCGCGCTCCGCGGCGATCATCTGCCACGCCGTCGCGAGATCGTCAAAACCCAGCCCTCTCAGAAAATGCTCGAGCAGAAGCTGTATCTGTATCCCGATTACCTGAACCCCTCGATCGCCACCGACCCCGACGTCTACTCGGCCATTCGCATGGGCACGCTCGTTCATGGTCCCGGCGCGACCGAGATGACGTACCGCGCCTGGCATTACGAGGACTCGAACTCAGCCGTCTTCGCGTGCCTGACGGCGATCGCCACGGCGTACCCGGAAGTATCCGCCAAGGTGTATCTCGAAAAGGCCGACAATCCTGGCGAGAAGGACGAGCAGCCCGACCATCCGCTCAAGCTGCTACTGGATAAACCGAACCCGTACTTGAGCCGCGAAAACATGTGGTTCTACGTCCAGTATTGCAAGCATGTCTCGGGCAATGCCTACTGGCGTAAGGTCCGTTCGAGCGGCGGCAACGTGCTCTCACTGTGGCCGATATCACCGACCAGAATTCAGCCCGTGACGATCAAAGAAGACGCGGCTCGAGGCGTGTTCATCTCGTGGTATGCCTACACGTTCGATCCGGCCCAGGATCCCGAGCGCATCCCGCCCGAGGACATCGTGCATTTTCGACTCGGGCTGGATGACAAGGACCATCGCGTGGGCATCTCACCCCTGGCCAAGCTGGTGCGCGAGGTGGCCGGCGACGACGAGGCGCACAAGTGGCAGACCACCATGCTCGAAAACGGCGGCAGCATCGGCATGCTGGTCGAGGTGCCCGAAAATTCGACGATCACCACCGAGGGCGCCGAGCAGCTCAAGCTCGATCTTCAGGAGCGATTCACGGGCAATAACCGCGGCAAGGTTGGCGTGCTCACGGCTGGTGCAACAGCCAAACCCTACGGCTTTTCCCCGTCCGACATGGACATGAAGGCGCTGCATCGGATCCCCGAGGAACGTATCGCCGCCGCGCTGCGCGTCCCGGCCATCATTGCGGGCCTCGGTGCTGGCCTGGACCGCAGCACCTACTCGAATTTCCGCGAAGCGCGCGAGATGTTCGCCGAGATGTGCATGCTGCCGCTGTATTCATTCGATGCCGCCACGCTGAATATGCAGCTCTTGCCCGAATTCTCGAGCGATCGGCGCCTGAGCGTGGCATTCGACATCACCGAGCTACGCGCCTTCCAGGAAGACGAGGACGCCAAATTCAAGCGCTTGAACGAGGCGGTCAAGACGGGCTGGGTGCGGCCCAACGAAGCCCGAACCGAGGTCGGGTTGCCGCCCGACATGGATGAGCTCGAGATGCCCATGCCGAAACTGCCGATGATGGGCCAGCCGCGGGAGGACAACGAAGAGCCGCCCCAGGAAAAGCAGCGCTGGCATCAGCCGAAGCCGCCTTCGCGGCGCGCCATGACGATGCTGCCCGACGTGCTCCAGGCATTCGTGGATGTGGCCACGCCTGGATTGCAGGAAGACCTCGAGGGCTACTTCGATGATCAGCAGAAGCGCGTCAGCTCCAGCCTGACCAATGAGTAAAGTAGTTGCGGCTACACATCGTTGGGCTCGTGATCCGCAGCACCCCAATGTGATGCGCTGTCTTGACTGCGGATCAGGATCGCGACGACCAAATCTGTTGCTCCTCACATGCGAGGAGGTGCGCGCGAGAAAGCCTGAACTCCGCGATGTGATATGGGGTGCTTTTATGCCATGCCCTACTTGTGGCGGGGCTGGTCATATCGTGAGTCCAATACGTGCCTGACGTCGACGATGTCTACGACTCGGCGGCCGAGCAGGAACGGCTGGCGGCCATCCTCGAGCAGCGCTACCTGGCCATGCTGAACGCCGTGCATGCCGCCATGATCCGCCTGTTCGGGCTCGACCCCGATCGATACCGCGTGCATGACGCCGCCGTGAACGCCATCCTGGTCGATGCCGCCCAGCGAGTCGTCAGGATTGACGAAACTACCCGACAGGCGATCGCCGAGCAGCTACGCGTCGGGCAGGCGCTCGGCTTCAGCACCTACGAGATCGCCCACGGAAAACCCGAGGTTGGCTACCGCGGCATCGACGGGCTGTACTCGGAAACCTGGAAGGGTCGCGCGGACATGATCGCCCGCACCGAATTGCAGCATGCGCAGAACGAGGCTACGCTGAACCGCTACGCCGCGACAGGCATGGTGGACATGGTGCAGATCATCGATGGCGATGACTGGGACGAGCCGTGCCGCGCGAGAAACGGCCGCATCGTGCCGATTTCAGAACGGCCGCAGCTCAACCACCCGAATTGCACGCTGTCGCTGGTGCCCGTGTTGCGGGAGGGGATCGTCTGATGCCAGGCAAAAAGTACGCATCTATCAAGCGACCACGAGTCTACGAAGCGCTACGTCGCCAGGGGATGAGCAAGACTCGAGCGGCAAAGATCTCGAACGCTCGTCGTCGAAAACGGTGAGGCCCTAGTTGCCCAAAGCCTCACCGTTGCACCTTACCTCGCCTCACCTTACCCAACCGTGCCACGCCCAGCCTGACCTTGCCGCGCCGGACCCAGCCGTGCCTCGCCAAACCTTGCCGTGCCTAGATGCATGGTAGCAACCAAAGGGCCGCGCGTGTTAGCGCTCTATGGCGACGAGAATGGCTGCACGCTCTGGCGTGTATGGCAACCCTACTCAGAGCTTCAGCGGCGCGGCTATGGCGCCTGGTTCCGTGACAAGGACGATCCCGAAACCTACAAGCCTGATTTCCCCTACCTGGCCGCGACTCGGCTCGAGGCTATCGTGCTGCCGCGCTTTCACTGGCAAGACCAGGCCGTCGCGCGTCGGTGGATCAATGCTCTGCACCGTGCCGGGCTGGCGGTGATCTACGAACTCGACGACGACGTCCTCACCCCACAGATCGGAGCTCGCCAGCATGCCACCGTCGAAACGCACAAAACGCTCGAGCAGCTCGAGCAGGATCGTCGTGACCGAATTGCCACCATCCGACTCTGCGACGGCGTCACCACCACCACCACCCATCTCGCCAGCGTCGTCAGGCAATACGTGGACGCTCCAGTGCGGGTTGTGCCGAACCGTGTTGACATTCGGTGGTTCCGCCAC